TCCTCTTGCCGAGGATGACTTATTGGCAGCCCGATAAGAAAAACGGGATTCACGCTTCATAATACATTTACGAGAATTTTCCCATTTAGAATCGAACCATTTACCGCGATACAAAGATGGCTCGTAGCCCTTCATATCGTCAGCATCAGCGGAGCGAGCAGACTTATGCTCATGGCTGATGTATACGACCTTTCCCGTCGCAGTTGGTGCAGACTTAGCATACACCGTGTCAGAGGCAATGGCGGGGGAAGCAATAGTAATTGTTAGTACCATCCCCAGCATACCTCCTAGCAGTTTCGTTTTCATCTGTTTCCTCCTTGCGGCGGCAACAATATCTAGCATAACATAGTTGTCTCAATTATGCAATATTTAAATTCTAAAATTGTCTATTATGTTTCCTGTGAAATGTACGATTTCTGTGACAATTAGCACAAACTATCTCACATTTATCTATTTCTTTAAATATGTCTTCTAGTGGATGCTTGTCTAGCATTCTAGATATGCTACTTACTTTTATTCCTCTTACATGATCAAAGTCAAGCAGGTAATATGGGAACTTTCCACCACAGTCCACGCAGCCACTTTTTTCTTTTATGTTTGCCAACATTTGCGCTATTTCTTTTTTGCGCTTGGGGGATCTTCTCTTTGGCCTTTCTTTGGAAAACAAAGACTGCTGAACGTATTTATTTTTTGCTAGGTTTTCCCCTGGCATAACATTATTATACCTGAGTCTTTTTGCGCTTCCTTCGCTTTTTGGGGAGAACCTTAATTCTATCTGTCCTAAAGGAACGGTGACCACAGTTTTGACCACGCTCTAGTTCATAGCAGTCAATCCAGTCTGTTCCCGTGTCTGTGCGACGCACATATTCCTTAAACTTAAACTTAGTTCCCCAGACACCTTTGATTTTTATAATTTCCCCAGGCTCTAGCGTTCTGCCTTCGGGGGTAGTGAATGTAGGTTCACGATGGTAAAGATGTGCTAGCGGTGGAACTACTTTCTTCCTGCGACCCATGACGGTTCTCCAACCTTTTGATCTCGTCGGTAATATAAAAGATCGCCTTCTTAAGATCCTCTATATGCTTGTCTTCATTCTTTAGTCCTGCACGCCATAGATATTTAATGGCGTTACCTATATTATAGTTCCTATGACGAACAATGTCAATACATTCAACCCCACTAGGATCGCTTGTATAGTGGGATGGATGATTTACCATGTCAGACATTTACTCTCCTATTTCTTTAAACCAAACTTCTTAAGTTGGCGGTAGATTAATTGTACGCTAACTCCACACTCTTCCGCAATAGCCTCTGGAGTTTTTTTATCACGGATATATCTTTTTTCCATATATGCTTTAGAAAGATGCAATCCTTTACTTCTCATCTTTAACCACTTTCATCCAGTTTTTTAACGCATACATTCCTATACCACATGCGTCTGCTATATCATTATCGTCTACATTTATATCAAATTCATTATTAACTGTGAATATAGTTTTTTGCTTACGTTTTTCTCTTTCCTGTGCTTTATACCAGGAATTTGATCTTCCTGGTGTTTTCCTTCTAATAAGAGATTTTTCATCAGTTGTCAACAGCCTAGTTCCAATAAATGACTGCCATGCTATTGGGGTGACCCCGTACACACTCTTGACTCCCCCCAACTTTGCTGCACCTATCAGTGCTCCCTGACTCAATGCTAGATTTGCTGCTACCTGTGGGCTGTTGGCAAAAATAGTTTTTTCAATTAAAATAACATCAACTGGGTATGCATTAAAAAATGAACTTACCTTATGTGCGGTATCTCCTATTTTTTCATATATAGTGTTTCCAGAAAATACTATTTTCCCGCAACTATTTAATTTGTGATCAACAAAGTGGGCAAACGCCATGCTTTGTGTGCTTGCATCGATTGCACAAAAGTTTTTAGGAGATTGTATCTTTGCTACCTCCGATAGCCTAGTCTTTGTCATTTTCAAAAAATCCTTTTATTTCTTTAAAAGTTTTATGTACCTTTTTTTTATTTATCATGCATATTTGACAGAATCCATTTTTGTTGTATATGCTAATTACTGTGCCGCAGCCTCCACTACAAACTTTTTTATTTTTTGATTTGTTTTTTATTTTATTAATTTGATATCTGTCATATATTTTTTGTTTTGTTGAATTTTGACGACAACTTGGGGAACAATAAATTTGATAACTTACTGAAGGATTAAATTCGTTTGCACACCAAGAACAAGTTTTCATGTCTCAAGGTACTCCAAGGGTTCTATTTTCAATTCTCCCTTATCAGCGGAAGCGCACGCCTTTTGAATTGGACATGTCTTGCACACCTTTGAGTTTGCACGATAGGTCTTCTTTGGAATTTTCTTATCCTCCCAAGCCTTGCGTACCGTTCTCATCCAATCAAAAGCATACTCTACCCATGCAAGTTTCTCTTCATCTGCCTCTACAGTAATAGCATGTAGTTCGTGTGAATTCTTATTCTCATAAAGAAGAACCCCTAACCTTCTTCCCAATATCTTCATATAAATAAGCAACTGCATGAGATGATAGTTTGGTGGCTTGGCGTGCTTGCGATATGAATAAGACTCTTCCCTCATTGTCTTAATCTCAAGAATGGGCTGTGTCTCTCCCCATTGTAGAATACCGTCAGCAAAGCCAAAAATAGGAGGATCGGAGATCATGACCTTCTTCTCTTCCTCAACCATAATTCCAGCGTCTGTAATAGCCCTCTGGATGCGTGCGTGGGCATCGATACCACTCTGCATATTTGCTGATGCGTAAGCGTCTGCATCATCTTCAAACTCTGCACCCTCAAATGCTAGATACCAGTATCGTGGGCACGCACCATTTCCATAAACGATTGTTGATGGACTAAATGATTTCTTAGTCTTAAACTCAGGCACACGATTTGCTGTATATCCTTCTTCAATCTTACTAATAAGTTCCCTGGTGTCAATAGGACCAGATGGTTGCTTGTCCATTACTTGCTTCAAAAAATTCTTAGCCATAGTAACTCCCTAATTTAGCACTATACTTCAGGCTGTCTACCAACCTTTGTACCGCCTCATTAGCGGAGTAGTATAGGTTTTTCTTTGCTCTGTCATCTTTCTTTACATTTGTATAGTATGACGCTAACATCTTAAACTTGGCTGCATAAGCCTCCAGTTGCACAATAAGACCTACTGCCTTTTGCGGAGGAACATCTGGGTTCATCATTAACTTAACAATGACTCCAAGTGCATCAGTAAGTTGATCGTCATTCATTAGTTCTGAGATCTCAGTAAATTCTGCTACCTCATTGACGAGTTCAATCGTCGTTGTCATTTTCTATTAGCCTTTCTAGTTCAGACAATTCTATCACGGCTAGCCTAGTTTTGCGACTTCCCTCTCCCAATACAAGTATAAGTGCAGGAGATTTTTGTTTGTCTACCTTCATTTGATCTGTTACCACTTTAGCCCAAACATCTTGAGATATAGAAAAGGACTTAGAGTATTCTTTTATATCGACAACATAATTATTCCAGGTTGCGTCACCCTTCTTCTGGTTCCTCCCTGAGTTTTTATGAAGCATTGCCCCCATTCTTTTTGCCTCTCCTCGCTCACTCATTAGTAGCCCCGAACATAAAGATTGACTTTGGATAGATGTTTTTCTTGACACATCCATGTTAGGTCGTATGATTTTATATAAAACCTTGCCTCTAATACTTCTTTCTTACACTCTTGACATACAAATGTTCCTGAATATATAGAAAACTTAGGCATTAGTAACCTTGTCGATAAGAGACTCTTGAATATCAAGATCTTCTTTTACTCCAAGAATCAACTTGTCCCTGCCTTGGAATCTTTCTCCATTGACTGTATACCATGCTCCTGCTCGTTCAATGAATCCAAGAATTTCTGCTGTATCAACCAAATCAGCGATACTGTCAATCCCAATATCGTTTCCCCTGAAATAGAAATCATATTCCCCACTTTGGAACGCAGGGCTTGTCTTGCTGAACTGAACATCCCATCTAACCTTTCTTCCTACTTTTTCTTCAATAATCTTATCTCCCACATGAATCTTTCCTTTGATTGCCTGGTTGTCTGATTCAGAGGAGAACAACTTAATAATGGTTGAAGAATAGAACTTTGTAGCCATGCCCCCTGTTGGTTGCTGGCTTGTATACATAGCAGTAATGTTATTGCGAGCCTGACTGATAAGCACCAACAGCGTTGGCTTTGTTTGATTGTTTGCATAGTTAAGCATCTTTACGGCATTGGTCATATCCTTTGCCTCCGCACCAATCTGCTTGGTGTTTTCTAGTTGCTTTAACTCATTGCTATCCTTCTCAAAGTAGACTGCTGGAAGAAGGGCAGAGATACTATCCACAACAATGATATCTGCTCCTGCTTGCATAAGATCCGTACCAACATCCACCATATCGTTTATAGTGCGAGCCGTAGAGTAGATTAGGTTGTCTGGATCTACCCCCAGAGTTCTCGCCCAATCTTCTGAATAAGACATTTCTGCATCTATCCATGCACAAACCTTTCCTTCCTTTTGGGCCATACCAATCATTTGCAGGCACAAAGATGACTTAGCAGAGGACTTTGATCCCCATATAAGAATCTGACGACCATACGGCAATCCACCCCCCAATGCCCTGTTAAGACCATATGAGGGAGTTGGCTGCTTCTCAATCACAATGCCAGTTCCAGTAGTTATACTCTTACGCAACTTTGGATTTAGTTGTGACAGAACTTCTTCTGCACTCATAACATCAGACATTAAGCAAGCACTCCATGCATCTTAGGACGAGAAACATTCTTCTCCATCTTTTCATTGATGGCCTTTGCTAATGATTGATTGGTATATTGATCTGTACTCATACCAGCCCATAGGTCAAGGACACGAATAATAATGTCTGCTAGTTCTTCAACTACAACATCATCTCCCATCTCCTTGCGAATAGCCTCAAGAGTTTCGCTTACCTCGCTATGAACCATAGCCAACTGCTTCAGATAAAAGATAACCCTGTTGTCTTCTGTATCTGCGTCCCAGAAGCCCTTTCTCCGTGCATTAGCGTTAAGAGTAAACGCTAAATCATCCATATCTCGTAAATACTTCATGCTTGAACTACCTCCTTTAATGTTAGCCCTCCTTCTTTTGTCTTGCCAAATTCCATCTCAAAAGCCTTGCCCTCATCTAGTCTTGTGTATGCAATAGCAAAGGCTGTAGGAAATACAACTACTGAATACAGTTCTCTGTTGTGGTCTGCCACGACAAGGCTTGCCATCCTCTTACCTGATTTCGTTACGCGAGGCTTAAAGGATAGCACATAATGCTCTTTTTCGCTATATGGCAACTGCCTATAGTTAAGAAACTTTAGTAGTGTGGACTCACTACCCTGTATATTTTCGACAGGAATCGCTTCCATGACTCTGTTAGATCCAACAAGAATAATATAAGTCTTGCCAGCCTCAATCTTAGTGTCTTCATCATCAAATACTCCAATAGATCCTGTGTTGTCTAGTATTTCTACTCTTGACCAACCTTTACCTCGCTTGATTCCTCTGACTACGCCCATCAGGATAAATACTCCATCCTCATCAAACTCATCAACGGAATTAAGGTGTGCGCGATAGTGTTGTGGAACCTCATTACTAAACTCTGGAAGATTTAGATATTCATAAAGATTCTCCCTGACCTTCTCATCGTCCCTTGGATTGTCTGAGAACGTCAATGCTCCAACGGCATTGAGAGCGTTTAGTGCTCTAGAGTTTACTCCATTTCCCTTGGTAAATGTATACTCTTCAACTTCCTTGTAAGAGTTAAATGGCCTTCCTTCAATATATCTTGAAGCGATCTTATCAGAAATGAACTTAATTGCTGCCAACCCAAAACGAATACCTTTCCCTTCAATCTTAAAATCAATATCAGAATCATTAATGTGTGGTAGACGCAACGGAATACCAATGCGCTTTGCCTCAATCAAATACTCTGTGCGAGCATCCTTGTCCTTCTCATTCTTAAGAAGGGCAAACATAAACTCTAGTGGATAATAATACTTTAGCCATGCCGTCCAGTACGAGAGCGTTGAGTAAGCGACAGCATGAGACTTATTAAAGGAGTATCCTGCGTGGGCCTCAAAATCATGCCACATCTTTTCAGCAGCAGCCCCGCCAAGTGGCCCAGTTGCGTTCCGAATAAATAACTCCTTGAATTGGTCAAACTCTTTCGCATCCTTCTTCTTGCCAATAATCTTACGGACCTTGTTTGCCTCGCCCATAGTCATACCGCCAAGTTTGGTACAGGCAAGCATAACTTGCTCCTGATATAAAATTGTACCGTATGTATCTGAGGTAAACTCCTGCATTATTGGATGAGGATATACAACCATTTCCTTGCCACGCTTGCGAGCAATATAGTCCTTGCCAATAGTGTTCATGGCACCAGGACGAACTAGTGCGTTAGATGCAACCAACTCATCGAACTTGCTTACGCCCATCTTGACCAGGAGGTTTGTGTAAGGTGTTGCCTCACACTGGAATACACCCTTGGTATACCCATCAGAAAGCATAGCGTAGATGTTTTTATCTTCCATATCAATAGAACTAAGATCAATCTTCTTTCCTGTACGCTCTTCAATAATTGAGATAGCATCGTTGATTACCGTCAAGGTCTTAAGACCAAGTGCATCAATCTTGATTAGACCAATGTCTGCCGCTTCTTCCATATCTACGGCTACCACAGGGATTCTGCCAGTAGATCCTGTAACGGAGCGTGTCTCCATTGGGGCAACCTTGGAAATGGGTGTCTTGGATGTTACAACGCCTGCTGCATGTACCCCTGTGCCACGGATACGACCACGCATCTTGTCACCATACTTTTCTACCTCAGGGTACTTTTCCCTAAACCAGGCGGTGTTCTTGGAGGTTAGATATTCTTCCCATGTATCTACCGTCTTGAGAGCACGGTTTACGTCTGCAAGGGGGATATTGAGGGCACGGCTAACATCTCGTACAACTCCCTTATCCTTGAACTGAAGGAAGGTGGCAATGCTAGCAACATAGCGATACTGCTTTTCTAGATAATCTTTCACCTCTTCACGACGGCTATCCTGAATATCACTATCAATGTCAGGCCAGTCATCACGGTCAATATCAATAAATCGGAAGAACAGTAGCCCATGCTTGATGGGGTCAATGTCTGTAATTCCTAGTGCATAACACAACAGAGAT